TCCATTGTAGGTAATACAGTGTACTTTGCTTGTAGCTCTGTAAATGCCGACGCCGCCGCTTCTGGTAGCCCTGCCATAATTGGCCGTCTATGCCTTGCCATTAGGCGCATAGCTAAACTAAGCTCGAGTGCTTCTTCGTCTGCTAGGTCAACGTATATTTCACTGGTAGCCGTTAATACGCCTAAGCCTAAATCAACTCCATCATTTTGGAACCTATCAAGCATTCTATTTAAGCGGTTAAGCGCGTCTGTATTAATGCCAGATTCTAGCGCTTGACCTTCTGCTAATATACCGGCGAATTTAGCTGCCGAGTTGATTAATTCCTGAGCTGTTGCCATTATTTAACGCCTTTGGTTTGTTCGGTTTGCGTCGTATCTTCTTTGCTTCGCCTGGTGAATCATACCATCCACTAGGTATTTTATCCGGGTCAAATAATTGACTAATTACTTCGTTGTTTTGAAGTTTGTACATACACCAAGGGTCTTTCTTTGGTGCTTCTGCTAGCTCTTGGCCGCATTTGTCACAATTCATATTATACCTTAAAAACCCCCTCCGAAGAGGGGGAGTATATCTATGCAAATGGTGTCGCTAGTGTTCCAACGCCATGGATAGTACCTGAGATACCCCATGTAGTAGAGCTAAGAGCTACGATAGAAAGTGTAGTCCCTACTAGTCGGCCAGTTACATCGCTATCCAAGTCACATGATACAGTAGACGAGATAGTAGCTACAAAGCTATCCCCTCCTTCCGCAACAGTTGTTGACACAGCCGCTACACCACCACCGATAAAGGTAGTCGCTGCATCAGTATCAATTGAATATGCGTTACTTGTACCTGCAACCGTTACCAAGAAATCGAATTTCATTCCGACAACTGGCGCTGGTAGCGTGTAAATCTGACCGGCTGCATTGTCAAAAAGACATAGCGACCCAGATTCCGATGCAAGTAATTGACGGGCATCAGTGCCACCCGCTAGACCAGAGATAACTTCCCCGTGTAGACCAGGTGCAACACACCCGTCATCCGTTTGTTTACTTAGTTTTTCAGTCATGATTCATTAATCCTAGTTGTTAGCTAAACGGGTAGCTAGTTGAGCGCGAATAGTTTTATATCCGTACAAAACGTCGATACGAGTTGGGAAGGTGTCGTTAGTAATATCGTAATCTGACACGATGCGCATACTAATTCCATCCATCACTTCACGTGCACAGAAGTCAACGCCGCTTGGTTTACGCAGATCAGCAGTTACAAAAGTAAATGCGTCAGGGTGATAAGCTAGAGATATATCGTAAGCTGCTGAAGCGCCGCCGACTTTAGTTAGTGCTGAGTTGTTAGCCGCTCCGTTAGATACGTTTTGACGCGCACCAGATGCGATAATCTCAGGTGTAAAGCTGATTGTGGTAGCTGAAGCTGAAACAGCGCCGTCAACAGTAAACTGCTGTAATACGCCGGTATCTGCTTTAGTTTCAGGATGTACGCGATTAACACCTGCAACTGTGAATATATCACCATCAGTCCAAGTGCCTGCACCTGTGTCAATAGTTAATGAAGTGCCAGTTTGCGCAGTCGCGCTATCAGTTAGGTAATCACCTGTACCGTCATCAGTGCCAGAGGTATGACGAGGCATCATAGTGTTTTCAAAGAAGTCAAAGCCAGACGTGCGACCCAACGAACCTTCGGTGTTTTGCGCTGAGATAGTACCGGCTTTATTAAACAAACCGCTCATTGCGTCTACAACATCAACGTTTAAAGTTGTGTCGAGGTTACACTTTAGACCCATAGGAGGCGTCAAGTTATCAACTAACTTCTTACGACCTTCTAGGATTTTCTTGAAAGTACCTGCAGAACCAACGTTGTTAACTTGGCTATAAACATCTTTGTACATGCTTAATGCGTCGTTTTCGATGTTGGCTGCTAGTACAGACATCATTGGTTCAAGTACGCGAGTACCGAAGTCGTCAATGTCCATAGTTAGCTCTTCAGAAGTAAATTCAACATCAACACCCTTTTGGGTAGCTACTGTTAGAACTTCTGATAATTCTGTTACATCCTGCACTTGGATAGCCGCGCCTGTACGAACTGTATATTCGTTAGGTTTACGGATAGTTAGTGTAGAACCGATTTTAGCGCCATCGTTAGCAAATTTGTCGTCGTATTGACGGTTGATATTTCCTACGAAGTTTAGCTTTTGATGCAAAATGCGCAAAGCTTCCCTTGTTACTTGTGTACTTGTTAAGTTGGTATTAGCCATGTTTATCTATTCCTATCGTCTATTTGTTTAATTCGCCACTTCTGCCACTCGTCAGCCGATAAACTATCTGGGTCTATCTCTTTGGCTTCCGAACCACCTAAAGGCTCGATTGGGTCTGGTGCGTCAGATACTTTTTTAGGCGTTAATGCCTGCACCTGATATTCCAGTTTTGTCAATTCACGCGCTCTTTGTACGGGTGTTAGAGCATATATTCTTTCGGCTTCGTCCAAGTGTGCGCCAAGGTGATAAGCAACTTCTGGACCTTTATCCATGTCAAAGATTTGTTCTGCTAAATCCGTGTCCATGAAGTCATGACCATATGCAACATCCTCAAAGTTTTCAAAGTTTGCGCGCTTTGTATCAACGTTCTGATCGAAAGCCTTTTTCTTTGAATGCAGTGTTTCTTGTCGCGTTTGCTCGTTACTACTATCTACCCTTGCTTGCTGTTCCGTTGCCATGCGTTCATAAGCGCGGTTTGTAGCTGTTTCAGCTATATAGTCCGCTTGCGCTGTTTGGTAGTCTGAGTAATCATCATACTCATCCTCTTTAGGCGCTGCTAATTCCTGCTTGACCGGCTCAACCTTTCTAGCTTCAAGCTCTTTAAGTCTCGCCTCTAGCTCTTGGTTTTTCGTTCTTTGCTCGTACTTTTCACGTGTTAATTGATTAATACGCTCTTGCACCTTGTTACCTTTCGGCTTTTCTTCTGGTGTTTCGGCTGCGCTGCCCTGTTCGAGAGCTTCCGGTGTGGTCGTTGATTCCACATTTTCAACGGGTTCACTGATAACCTCAGTGCTGGCTAATTCTGACATAATAGATACGTTCCCACGAATTTAACCTGGTAAACCACCAGTAGGTGCCGGACTACCGGCGTTTTGCACTAAACTAATTACTTGGTTAAGGGATTCTGTTAGAAGCCTTTGATCTTGAGATGCTACGGCAATCTCCGCCGCTGTAACTGCGTTCTCTACTTCGTTCTGATGCGCCTCTGACATGCCCTTAACCGCCGATGCTTGCTTATTTGCGGTATCAGCTTGCTTGTTCTCAATTATAGCTTGTTTTTCCATGAACTCCAATTCTAGCCCCTTGGCTTGAACCTGCGCTTGCTGCTGTTGTTGCTGTTGTTGAGCTGCTTGCTGTTCTTCGTCTAGCTCTTCTTCGATAATACCTGGAGGTAATAACTTTTTAAGGCGTTCGGCCATTTCATCAGCGCCAGGCCAATCTAGGTTTTTAGCAACCAAGTCGCCAGCAACCTGTAGAACCTGCGGGAATACTCTCGCCAATTCAACCATTGAACTAGCCGCTTCCATTCTGCGCGTTTTATAGCTTGGCCCAACTCCGACACGAATGTCATATTTACCGCGAGTTAGGTCGTTTTGTATTCTCATACCATCCGGCGTAAGCATTGGTTTGTTTATTTCTACAAAGTTTACCGAGTCATCCTCACCGCGTAGGCGTATCATTCTTTGCGTGTCATAGTACTTTGGTATCAATTCAATGATAACTCGGCCTGTGTGCTCTATGCCGCCTGCCAAGTTATCCATGAATAGCGATGTGCCTAAATCAGCTTCTTGCTGTAAGGCTATAACCGCACGACCAGACCTATTTTCTGCATTAGGTTGCTGGGCTGCTTCAAAAACCCCTGTTGCTTGCTGGATATCTTGAGCGCTAACCGCCGCCTGTTGTAATAATCCCGATTGCATGGTAGGAGGGGCTATTCTTTGTGGTGGTGGTGCTTTGCTGTCTGGTTCATAAGGGAGATACGGCAAGTTCTCTGTATTGGCCTTTTCCCAGAATCCTTTATAGTTTTTAATTTGGTCTTTAGTTACTAGGTAAGGCGCTTTAGGTTGTAGTGCGATAGTTTCAGCCGCCGCGCTATTCCAATAGTTATACATTCTTTGCGGGTCTTTAGCTGCTCGCACAATGCCTCTATACTCTGTCTCACCTTCGATGTTTTCCTCTTCACCATATACAGGAATGATCGGGAATAGCTTACCAGGCCAAACGGCGTGCTCTAATATTTCAAACGCTGTTAACTTGTACCAGTGAATCTCATTTGTATCTACTTCGCGCTCTCTAACTGGTGATACACCCTGTTCACTATATAGCTGGATATCTTCTTCTGTTATCTCATCTGTGGGTATTACAGACCCATTTGATAGTTGAGTTATCTTCTTCTTAACTTTCTTTTTAACAAAGTACTCGCCTATCCTAACCGAATCGCTGGAATACCATCTCTCCTGAGTCTCACCCAGCCCTTGATTAGGGATTGATGAAGGTATCTTTTTATCATACTTGGCCTCGTAGGCATCTTTTGACATCGTGTTAGATATAACAACGAATCGCCCGTCTTGCTTTTGAGGCTTGATAGCGTCTGGGTCAAAGTAGACTGTAAACGGATTCTTAATAGGGTTGATAGTTATATCTTGGTCAAACATATCATCGTCATTCATAACCGTTCCGACACGCCATACACCATAGCCGCATTTTACCTGAAACTTTGCAGCGTTAAGGTATGCATTCCGTGCGTTGCTAGACTGCTCTATCTGCCTAACTAAATCCTCTAATACATCTGAGGTTTCTTTATCTGCTCCGTCGTCAATGGGGTCAACTTTAATAGATGGCATACTTTGACGAATGCCGCCCATGACTTTGCGTATTGATTGACCGATATGGTCCAGCGTCAACATAGGCCGGTCAGAGCGTTCTTTCTTCACATCATCAGGCCATTGGTCCAATGCTGCAAATCTAAGGTCGTCGACCATATCTATACGGTTACGGCTTTCGGCTGTAAATGCCAAATCAAAGTCGGTCACGAACTGCTTTAATATCTTGTCCGTTTCTTCCTGGCTCATCTTTTTGTCTGATAGCTTAGGCACTCATCCAACCCCTAGATTGTGTAATGTTTAGTGATATATCGTCATTTAGAGATACAGGCTCTGCGAATGTTAACGCCAACGAATCACCCTCATCAGGTGAAAAGCCGTATTTCTTTTTAATTTCGTCTTTCTTCAATAATACTATTCTATCATGGGAGTCTCTGCGGTACGGGCTTGCGCACAAGTCGGCCTGCAGCTCGTCGTCGTCCGGTACATCTACGTCTAAGTTTTCGTCCCTTAACCATAGATTCATCTCACCCCACATTTCACCGCGTTTGTTTAGATACTTCTCGTCATCTAATGGAGATGAACCAAAGTATATCGCCTTCACCCTGCCTTCATATCCTAATTCATGTAGTCGGTCTACTAAGTCCGCACCACCACCAGCGTCTATAAACATCATGTCTGGTTTTTTCTTGGCTACGAGGCAAGTGGTGTCTAGAACCTTTTTACACTTAGCCACCGATTTGCCTAATGAGTCTATCTGGTCGCCTACATAGCTTTTCTTGTCGTATGCTTTCCTACCCTGGCGTTTGATAATAGAGAATCTATCTCCACCTCTGGAAGGGTCAACACCGACTATTAATGGACCATTACCGTTAACCGTTGCCTTTCTAGCTTTCACAACATGAGATGGAAGGATTAACCCGCCGTCCCCTGATATTTGAAAGGCTTCTGCTGCGTTGTTTGGGTACTCTTGATTGAATGCTTTCCCGCCGTCTGTCCCATCTGCTGACAATTCGGCTATCTTTTGTCTGCGCCAGAATATTTGGTCTTCGTCTAGCCCGTAACTTTGTACAAGCTGTCTTTCTACATCAGTTATTAGAAAGTCATCCGGTTTAGCTTTGCGGTATTCATCCTGCCAGAACCAAGGCACAAATATAGGTAAGAATTCGCTCTCTCCTCGCTCTGCCATCTTCCATTGCTGATGAAAGAAGTTACCCACACCGTTAGCGGTAGATTCGTATATAACCTCTGTGTCGGCTGCGTCTGGAATAGTCTGTAATATCCCTTTTGCGTGCTCTGCTGCGTTGGGCCAAAATGCGACTTCTGAACCATGAAAGTATTGATTTGTTTGCGACCGTCCGACCGACTTGTTTCCTGCCGTGCCTACTTGATATCCGCTATCTAATAGATTGAAATGCATCTCTTTGGCGTTTGCTGCGCTGGTACTTGGCTTAACAAACTTTGGCAGATGCTCATAATATCGTTTAGCCATACTAAATACGTTTTGGCTTGCGTCGTCTTCATGGGTAAGTATATAAGCTCTCACCCCGAGGTTATGAGTAACACGCCACATGAATCGACCTTGGGTGTATGTAGTGCAACCCTGTTGTCGACCCTTTAGAATCATCGCCCGAATCTTTCCGGTGGACTCTCTTTGCTCTTCTAGCTTCTCATGTATGTATAGCTGGGCTTTGTTGAGCTTGAATGGCTTTAGACCTTGGTCCTTTGTACGAATGAACAGGCAATTTTTAGCATAGAATGGAAAATCATTCTTGAGCCTTTTGCGCTGCTGTAATTCGATATCATTAGTCATCTAGATTTTTTAGCCATTCTTCTTGTGTTAGCTCTGTTGTAACTACTGTTTGGTCTTGCTTGTCGTGGTATCCATGCTTGCCTAAAAGTAGTTTTGCTATGGTCGCATTATACTCACCCGTAAGGCTCATATTGAATGTAACTAGCTCTTGTTCGCTCTTAATATGGGCTAATATGTCCGAAAAGTTATTGTCGTCCCGCTTGGCCCAATCGTAAATGCTTGATTTTGCTACATTTAGCACTGAGCATAGGCCTACCACACTTGGGACCGCATGAACAGCATTCATCCACCCGCCGTTAGCGTATTCCCATGCAGCCGCCTCTATCTCCGGCGTGCATGATGTTGGTCGACCCATTACCATTCTATTGCTCGCTTACTATTTCTAGAAAACTGTTAATCTCGGCCTTGGACTTTCCTTTAACCTGACTCATAAACTCATCAACTGCGTTCTTGAATAGGTTGGCTTCAAAGTTCATAGACCCTGCGTGACCTGCTAGTACTTTCTTTATTATAGTCTCTGCTTGGGGGCGTGTTATCCCCTGGCCGTTAAAACTACTATTTAAAGTCTGCGCTGATGCCATTAATTAGATACCTGGTGTATTGCGCCTACTGAATATGTAATTGAGTCGCTATCGCCGTGAGTTGCTGTGATTCTATATTCCGCTGGTAAGATTGAGTTAGCTGTGACATTAGCCGCTGCTATTAAATCCTTGCCTATTTGCATAATAGACTGGCCTGTGGCTGTTGTTGCCCCGCTTGCTAGTATTGGGTAGAACGTGCCGCTTGCCGGGTCTTTGCCTTCTATGGTGAATACTACGCTTGGGGTTGCTGTTACTGCCGTCACGTTAATTAAAAACACGCTTGCGCATGCTTCTTCTGCGCTTAACACTTGGCTAACTTCTGTTGCCGTTCTAGCCGTTGACGCAAATACAACTTGATTCTGTTTTCTAGTAGCCATTTCTATTCCTATAATTGTTTAATTTTGATTCTGAAAGATCGTTCAAATGTTCTTGGCGTTGCGTTAGCTGTCACCACTGTGACCTTAACAATACCCGTCGCACCTTCATTGCCACCGCTTGCCCATATTGTAACCACATTACCAGAAACTGCGCTTGAATCTATATCTACGCTTGTAGCTGTGACCGTGGCTGTGCTTATGGTGTCGGCCTGCAATAACTGCTTGAAGTCCATTGTAAAATCTATTACGTCCGCCGGGTCTTTGCAGAATTCTGTTGTTCTTGTCCACTTCAAAGTCTTATACCTCTATCTTCACCTGGGACCATCATCGTTCTATCTTCGTGAGCCATTGACATTACCCTTGGGTGTGCTGCAACCCTGATTTTATAAAATAGGCCTGCGGGGTTTATTGTTTCCGCTGCTGCACTACCACCAAAGCCTAGATTCATCAACCAATTTAACATTGATTATACCTCAACGTATGAAAAGCAACCATCAACACTTATTGCCCCGCTTAATTCTAGATTTAAAAGCGCGTTATCGGCAGTCTCAAACCATCCCGCCGGGTTGTATGGCAAGCTAAACCCTGAATTAGCCACTAGATTCATTTGGCCCGTTAACGCTGTGCCGCCTGCGCCTGATTCAAATCTTGTTGTAACCGTTCCTGCTGATACCATCATTACCGATAAAACTCTAATTTTAATTCCTGCACCCGCCGCCGCTTGCAGCGTGTTATCACCACTTACAGCGTGATTTATTACGCCGAATTTAACAACGCTTGTTGCGTCAGGTAGGTTAGTTACCTTTAGGTTGCCGAACTTGTCTGTTCTAAGTGTAGTATAATCTCCGTCCGCTGGCGTCATTGCCGCTTGCTCGTCATCTCTGACCGCTAGCATAGCCACACCAACATCATTAGCGCCCATCGCTACATCTTGGGTTTTAGCTAAATCCCCAGTTGCACCAGTAGCTGCACCTATAGTCACCTCACCTATTACCGCCGAACCAGCCGCGAGCTTTCCTATTTCAGCCGTCCCAGCTTGCAAAGTTGCTTGAGTTGCAAAGGTTCCTGCGTTAGTTGTCGCTATAGTTTGACCGGCTGCTACGTTTACCGTTCCTATAACTTTGGTCGTCTCTGCGCCTAATGTCGATTGGACTGCAAATGTACCTGAGTTGGTCACATTGCCTATTTCGGCAGTACCTGCGGCTAACTTGCCTATTTCAGCTGTTCCCGCTTGTAACGTGGCTTGTGTGGCGAATGTTCCGGCGTTTGTGCATGTTGCTTGGGTTGCGAATGTGCCGCTATTCTTTACATTGCCTATTTCAGCGACACCAGCCGCCAATTTTCCGATTTCAGCCGTTCCAGCTGCCAAGCCTACCGTTCCAATTTCTGCACTACCGGCCAACAATTCGACCATTAGTGCCGACGTTGAATTAAGCAACAGTGCACCCGCGTCATTGTCAGCTAATATACCTGGCGTACCCGATTGATACACGCCGCCCGATACCATTACTTTAGAAGTTGCCGGTGTAAATGCCGAGTTATCTGCAAATACTGGGTCGTCGATTAACTGCAATGCCGTTAGTGCTGCGCCATCTTCTTGGACTGCGAATGTTCCAGCGTTTGTCGTTGCTGCCTGAACTGCAAATGTACCTGAATTTTTAACATTGCCAATTTCAGCTACACCCGCCGCAAGCTTGCCGACTTCCGCTGTGCCTGCTTGAAGTGTCGCCTGTGTCGCAAATGTTCCGGCATTGTCTACGGTTAACGAACCGCCGTTATCATCGACAGATAAAAGGCCCGTTGAATCAGTAGCAATAGTTACCCGCATTGCTGCCGCTTCGGTTCCTGTCCCTACTACGGACAATTGAGCGTTATCTACTGTTAGAGAGCCGCCTGCGTCGTCGATTGGTAGTGGATTGGTATCACTAACATCTGTGGCTGACCCATCAACACCATAGTTTATCTTTACGCGCTGATAGTGAACGCTTGAAATATCATCGGCCGCGATTGTTGCGCCGCCACTTCCTGAGTTCAATAAAATATCGTCAGCCATTTTTTATATTCCTACGCCTAATAATCCTAATCCACCCGCAGGTATTGCGGAAACTGGGTCAATTGTAAATCCTGTATCTACCACCAGATCAATACCGCTCGTTAATAACGCGCCAGGTATTGTCTGTGGTCCGATTGTTTCTTGCGCTGAAATATCATAACCTGCCTGGACTGCTATCGTCCATGTAGCGGTATTATCATCTGTCCTGACTATTTCAGATGTAAGCGCCTTATCTCTAACCTCATTATTCCAGCCGTTTGTTGGGCTAGATGCTGCCGAGATTGAATCTATGTAAGCCTGAGTGTCTGCCGTTGAACCTATTGGCCCAGTACCAGCCGCTACAAAGGTGTCGTTCGTAGTTGTGACAATGTATGTCTTACTGCCAGTTATAGCTATATCATCTTCATCTATCGAACTTGTAACCGTGCCCGTCAATGCTGCACTTGGAACTGGCGCGCCTGCTGGCTGTACTACTGAATCACGTAAAAAGTGCTTATCGTTTGCCGCTATGAACTCTAATTCATCATCGGATATTTGGCGGTCCCAATACATCGCCCGTGACATTGTGCCTTCCATCGGGTCATAATATGCCGTTGACCTGTGGTGTCCGCCTAGGCTTAAACTGGTTTGTATGGATGTAGGCCATGTTTTGCCGGTCTGGTTGAACTCTAGAACGCTATTATCTAATAGGTTATACCAACGCCCTTGAAGCGTGTCCGCTACTGAATCATATCTAAGTGCTACAAAATAAGGCTCGCCCCATACAACGTCATTATTAGAGCCTGTGTAGGAGCTTGTACCGTTCCAACTTTGCTTTCTGCGCCCTAGAGAACCATAAACACCGACGCCCATCACTGGTTGCTGGTCGCTCGGTTTACCGATAGACATAAAATATGCGTCTACTTGCGTTCCTAATTCAGGGGTTACAAAGCACCCCATAGTAAAATCACCATCTACATATTTGCCGACATTATCGAACTGGACTCGTGAAACTGTGGCCGCTGACGAGCTAGAAGTATTTACAAATCTATGACCGTGACCCTGCTGGAAGCTGTAATCACTACCCGCGCCCCGTCCATTTGTTGAATATATAGGATTTTTGTATAACGACTGAGCTACACCGCCGCCGTCCAAACCGGCGACATGGCACCAGTCAGGACATAACGGGTCCGACGTGTCTAGCTCTTGAAGTAATAGCGGGACATTTGTCAGCATTTAGCTTGCAGCCGATGTTACGCTTTTAAGAGTCCATGTACTGTTTAGGCTTTGGCCTGTTTGATTGTCGACATAAATATCGAGGTCATGCGGTGGTATTTTAATTAGCGGACTAAATAGTCTTTGTGCTGAGCTAATCTTTCTAACGTGTATCGAGCATAAAAACGCCTGACCTTGGTCGGTTCCGCCTGTTAGCGGTGCGTCTGTTGCGTTTGTTCCGTCGATTTCTGCTGTGTAGTACAGGTCGACTGTTGGCACTGTATCGTCTGGCGCTGTACCGAATGTTCCAGCTAGCTCAAATTGACAGTACTCGTCTAAATCGGTTCTATTTGTGATTTGCGCGTCATTAGCTTGGACTATCGTGTCATTAGCTAGAGCTGAACCAGTAGCTTCCAGCGTTGTCGCGTTCGGTGTACCGTATGCCATGTTATAACCTCACTTTTGAAACGTGATCTATATTGAATGCGGGTAACCCTGCATTTTCGGCTCTTGATATCATCACATTACCTACGCTTTTTAAATCCGCGTTTTGTTGAGCGGTTAGTGTGCTTGGTGTTATTTGGTCTATAAACCCATGAGACTCTGGGTCGCTTAAATCTATACCGCCCTCGCTTGGTGACATTAAAAGCAATATTCGCCGTGCTGTTTTATTTGTTTCCGCTAGCGTTTCAACTGCGTCAATAATTGCGTTTCCTGCTGTTATCCCAAGGTCGCGCATTATAGTCGTTACTGTCTGCCTATCGCCTTTTGATACACTGACAACTAACTCTGTTAGCCATGTATGCACATCTTCGTCAGACTTTGCAGCGTTTGACCCGTCAGAGTCGATTAGCAATTTTAGGTCGATATGGTTTTGATGGTTCATATTAAGGCCTTGGTAATTTATCTCTATATAATAGCTCATTTAGCCCGTTATTTCAGCTATTAACCTGATATATCCAGAATATGGACTAAACTATGATACTCTCTCTTTAGTTTGTCGTGCACGAATTGAAATAGCCGCTACCATCATAGCGGTATTTTTTTGCTTATTTTACGGTGTCATATTCTACGTGCATATGCGTTTTGTGAACTATCACATCATAGCCCTTACCTAGCTCTTTTCTGAGCTGTACCGCCGCTGAATACTTTTCGTCATCTGTGAAGTATCTAGTTCTAAAATCAATAGCGTACCCGTAATAATGCAAGCTGCCCGCTGAATGCTCACCGTCTAGTGCTGCCGTTACTACTAATTCTTGACCTAGTGCCTGCCATATCGTATTAGCTGATTTGAGCGCTTTTCGCATCGGTAACTTAATGCCCGCCATTATCACGCCTTGCTTTATTTTCATGCTATTTACCTCTACTTGGACTAAAATTAATACATTGACAATTATCAGAGTATCAAACTATGGATATTAAGAGTTTAGTTAAGTCTCGCATTAAAATGAAATCAACATGGCTTGCGTTGTCTACACTGCTTGGATTTGTTGATGTCGTAATACTCCCTGAAGAGTTGCAATTATTAGCGCCCTTACTTAGTGTTATACTTGAATTAATTTAACCGACTAGGATTTATAATGAGTGCTGATTTAGCAATTGAAGGCGGTAAAGCTTTAGTAAAGGGCGTCGCGTTTACAGGGCTGACCGTAGCAGGGACCGTAATCACTTGGTTTGATGAATGGTCCCAAGTCATCACCACAGGCCTTACAGCCGCCTCGTTCTTAATGTCTGTCTGGTACTTCCGCAGAATGGTTAGGTTAAAAGAGCAAGAGTCCTCTGCGAATCTAAAGCGTTTATTATCTGAATTGATACAAAGCCGTACCAAATCGGCACCGCCAGAAGATATATTGATTGTAAAAAAGTATCTCGATTTTTAATGATTTTATAGCCTTGTCGCGTAACAAATAATCGTAAACGTGATATAGAAAACATCGTGCGCCGTTACTCCGTCCATAAATAAACTCCCATGCTTAGGGCGTCCCTGCCCATATAGCATAGTATAGTTTAATTTTGTGATGGAGTTGGCATTTTTGCAATTTAATTCAATGGCTTACAATGGGCTAAATCAACCCCAGCATTTCATTTGTCGCTGCATATTCCCCGTGCAACTCTATGGCCTTTTTGTCATACGCCTTTGCAGCCTCAATCTTTGAGCTGTATCTCCCAAGGTAATAGCTTATGCCTTTTGATGTTATGTAGGCGCACCACCCGCTAGTCTTCTTATTGGCCCGAACGCCTTTAAATCCTGTTGTGTTGTTTGAGAATATGTTTGCGTTTGCGTGGTTTTGGGTGCACGTGCTTTGGCGTAAGTTAGCTATTCTATTGTCCTTTCTGTTTCGGTTTATATGATCTATCTGACCTTTTGGCATCTTACTTGTGGCGTAAAGCCATGCCAATCGATGCGCCCCGTAATCCGCCCCAAGCACTCTAATCCGAGCGTACCCCACTCCATCAGAACCGATCGTCTCCTTGCCTGCAAACCTAGTGTTCCATGTCTTGATTGCGTATTTTGATTTTAACCACTTTTCACCGCGAGCCTTCCATGTAAAAACACCTGTATCAGGGTTGTAGTGTAATAATTCTTTGAGTACTTTTTGGGTTAGTTCTTTCATTGTTCAGGCTCCTGCCATATAGCCCTGTAGTGCCCGCAACACCTTAAAAGCTCTCCCGCCTCAACCGTTCGCCAGAACGCTTCCACATCGTTGTAGATAAACACCCATTTAGCCTTGTTATATATCTTATTCATTGTTTAAGCCCTTAAATTAATGTTGTTCGTCGCTTCTTCGGAAATAAAACGTACTGCGTTATCGGAAATTCAACCGCGTCATTAAAATTTGGCCTTTCCCCGTTACACAGTACAGCCCTGTTTTGTAGCCAGCGTTTAAGCTCGCTATTTGTCGCCCTACCTGTGCGCTCTCGACTCATAAAATGGCAAGTTGCCGACAGGTCGCGCAAAAACTCCCAGTGAGTCATGCTTAAGCCCTTATATAAATTATCTAGAGTGAAACAATCCAATCCATAAGCCGGTCAAATATCCCTTTCGGCTTAGGGTCGAAGCAGTCACCGTAGTTCGGTATTGTTCCAACTATTAGCCAATCATCCCAATAAACAAGCCCTGAATCACTTATTTTCCCATAACGCCGCTCTGTATGCCTCGCCGCGCCATCTCTTGTGTGCCTTATTTCCATTTTTACCGGTGCATATTTTAATTTATCTGATAACTCCAATTTCCATGCTTCGCTATTCATATCTTCACCTTTTGTAGTTATGCTACCTTCACCAATGAAGGGACCATGTTTAATATTTCCCGTTATCTATGTTGTTTAGATGTGTATAGATTATTCACTGCACTCATCGGTAAGCACCTGCAAATCCATTACCGCTTGTTCTAGCTCACTTTCAAGTTCTGCGATAACTGGGAAAAGCTCTCGCCACAACTTATCTATTTCTGTCCACTGCGCGTCATGCACCGCTTCCCATCCCGCTTTGTATAGCGCATCAATAAACTCTTGCCTCTTCATCTTCCCGCCCTCTATCCGTTATCGGTGCCGTAAATAGTGAACTCATGCCAGTGCTTATGCGTAACATCTGCGTTGCCACCGTTATTAACATACTCAACAATCGCCATATTGTATTGACTGCTAGCAGCTACTATTTCAAAAAACGTATCTTTAGATAGTGAGCTACAACTGTGCGTTTGACTTGTCGCGCCGATTAGCGCTTCCCGCTTCTCTGCGTCTACCGTGTTGGTTTGATTAGTCATTAACCCTTAACTCCGTTACGTGAGGCCCACCAACTTGCAGCCACAATAATCCCTATCATTGATGTATCGTGCGGAATGCCTATAACCTTGTTAAACGCATAGCAACCCATTACAACGAATAGCAAGCCTAAAAAATTAAAAATCGTCTCACTCATTATCTTTCCTTTGTTGTTCACGCATTAAACAGGCTATAGCCTCTAATTCTTCGACGACTAAAGTTGCATCACATATATGAATTGCATCCACAGCGTCATTGATATTTACCTTAAAATCTTTAAACCAGACACCACCATCACTATCCTCGTCAGCTTCACAACCGCCTAAAAGCTCCCGCGCTCGCTCTGGTGTCATAGGTAGCGCCAACCCCTTATCGGTTAACCGCTTAGCTATTTTATGGCCGTAATCGCGAATCTTTTCATCTTCTTCGACTGTCGTATTGTTGTCTACGCATGCCTGAACTACTGCTAGGCGTATTTTTTGATAGTTAGTGTTCATTTGTTTGCCTTATTTGTTATTGATAATATCGGGCTAGTGCCGATTATTTCAGCGAAAGCTATAATTCTGCTTTTAGCTAGTTTATATATCTCTTTGTAGTTTAGATTCTCCTCCATCCCGTTAAGTAGTGCTTTTTCTATTACATCGTCAGCAGTAGATACTTGCATGAGCTGCTTAATGGTCATTACCTCGCGCAGATTGGTATATTTCTGCTCAAAAAAGAATAACGCCCTATTTTCCATCTTCGCTAGGTTTGTGTAATACATCTTCGCCGACTTGCTGCCCTGATTTTCTGCGTACTCTACAAACCTCTTGATGATGTCCGTCTTTTGAAAGTAGACTGCTTTACCGTCTTTCCGTACATTCTGCCACCCCGGGTCTTTCTGTTGCGCAATGAGTCTTGATATTATTTCTCGCTGCTTATAAAACTCCGTCGACAGCTTTTCTTTAAATAAAACTGTCTTTTCAGAATTACGCATAAGTGTTATTAAAAAGGTGGCTTGCATTTCGCTTAATATTGCGTACTCAACTGGCCTTCCACCCCTAGATACTTTCGCTGTTTCAAACGTCGAAAGTGTTTCTGTGTTTGAGTGGTTTTTAAGCAACTCCATTACGTTTTTATGTAAAGTTCCAACACCATCAGATATTATTAATGTGTCCGTAAATATCTTCTTGCCGTCCGTCTTAACTATTGTATTCAACTACCTTACTCCTAGTGGCATCCATATCTATACTTTAGAATACCACTATCATGAAGTCAATAATCTTTTGCACTTAAAATGCAGAACTTTCGTATTTAGAATCCGTATCTTTTAACATTCCAAATGTCGAAAGCCTTAACTCTCCCACTGACTACCAAATTCAACGCCAAACTCTTTCAGCGCACCGTCCATCTCGTCGATAAACTTTGGTATCTCGTCATTGAACCGCTTCATTAACTCTTCATCCCTTAAAAACTCTATACTGTACGTTTTGTACTTCGATAGAATACGCGGGTCGTGCGTTACAAAGTGGCAAGATTCGCGTTCTGTTATCCATAGCCCGTATTGCATTTGTGTTATATATTCCGGCTTAACCTCCTGGCTTAGAACTGTCCGCAAGTGGTTCTCTGTGTTGTACGGGCATTTAATTTCTATAGCCGAGTTAGTGCCTAATAACCCGTCTGGCGAATAGCCGCACCGCATGTTATCGCTATAAATAAATGGTATTTCCTCTGTGAAGTCGCCGTATTGCTCATTAAAAGCGTGCCTTGACGCCTCTTCATTGTTATTACCCCAATCTAGAGCTGCGCCGCTAACCGACTTAGATTTACCCGTCAGAACTTCGGCTATTAGCTCTAGCATGTACGTTTCACGCTGCGCCGACACTTTGCCGCCCCTGCCTTTTTTAATGATGTTATGCGCTTGACTGGCAGTAATAACGCCCAGCCTCGCCTTGTGCCATTGCGCCGAACCCTGTTCCGCTAACGATAGGTCGAAACCCATTGCCGCAAGTGATTTTTCAGCTAGGTCTATTCTTAATTCGTTAGTTGTTTTCATTTTTTGCCTTTTCTATTTTCTTGTTAAGAATTGCCATCGCGTTATTGAATGAATCGTTATTTAAATCATCTAGGCTATTCACGCCGTATTTATTCGCCACTTTTACAGGGTCCATTTCTGCATCGCTAACCGCCCTTAAAAGCTCTTGGTACTGTTTCGCGCTTATTAACGTATTGGCTACTCTGTTTTCGTTTTCCTGTAAATCTTCACCCGCCCACAAATCTAGGCCTAATCCGTGTAACGCTATACATTTTGTCAGGCATCGCATTTGTGCCTTATTGACCTGCATCGCGTCTGGGTTTTTAACTGGCTGATTCTTAAAATCCAGCACTGGCAATTTAATCGAACGCTCTATTCCGTTCACAGTTACCGACGCGCCAACAAAACAGCCTGTATCGGTCTTTAGATATGGCTGGTCGTTCCATTCTCTTTCTGTCCATGTAGCGCTAGGGAATCTCTTTAAAAGCTCTCTGACAGCGTTAGACCAGCTGAGATATGAGAATTTCCCTTTCTGCTGTACCTGCTTTGAAACATTAACTTCTGAAAGCCTGGTAAATACACTTATAGACGGTAATTCTGATACCTGCCTATCTTCAATACTGCCAACTTTCTCGCGCTGCTCTTTATTGCCTGCCTCTATTTTGTCGTTCATGTCTTTGATTGCCTCTTCTATTGTTGTTTTATTGGTCATTACTCTTCTTCCATAATCTTTGCGTGGTCGCGTTCTTCAATGTATTTAGCCGCTTTTAATACCGCCTTTTCTAGCTCTTTCATGTTCGGACCTGAAAGGCTTGCCTCAACTATTTTATTAAGCCAGTGCGCCGCTAGTACTGCGTATTCTTCGCTGTCTAGTTGTTTCATTAGCAAACCTCCGCTGGATAATTGCCAGCCTTGCAATCTTCTTGAAACTGCATAATCCGTTTCTGATTCTCTATAACTTCCTTGTAGAACTCTTTAGATTCTTCGTGTCTATCCTCTGCGTTTCCGTCAGTGCCAGATATAGCGATTATTAGGAATAAGAATGTAGCTATTAATACTGCTTTCATTTGCTTGCCTCGTTTCGTTTGTGTAATTGAAGTATGGACGAACTAAAGAATAATGCAACTTATTTGTATGCTTTTTTATATTGACTTTAATCCGCATTATGCCTATAGTTCAATTACACACATTGGAGGCAGTATGAACGAACCTGTATATAAGCAGATTAGATTACCAGAAGGCGTAGATAAGAAACTCAATGACATATCAAAGGCGCGCAAAGCTGGCGGTGCATTAGTTAAGACAAAGCAAGATGTATTGTCTGAGCTGGTTATTAACGCTCACAAGAAAGAGGTTAAATAATGCCATGCACTACTACCAGTTTAATATTGGCGACTATAAGAGCCATACAGACCATTTGGACCCGATTGAAGATATCGCATATAGGCGAATGATTGACCATTGCTATCTACATGAATCGCTTTTGCCATTGGACATAAAAGAGATATCAAGGGTTATTAGAATGCGAACGCATTGCGATGTTATTCAAAACATCTTAGATGAATTTTTTTATAAAAAAGATGATGGTTACTTTTGCAAAAGAATTGAAAAAGAAATCAAAGCTTTTAAGGATAAATCTAAAAAAGCAAAGGCATCTGCTAAGGCTAGATGGGATAAACCCACTAATAGTAAGGCATCCAAGAGCATGCGAACGCATAGCGATGGCAATGCGGACGCTAAGCGGTCGGTATGCGATGGCAATGCTAAACATAAACCATTAAACATAAACCATAAACCAATAACCAATAACCAAAGTAATACTAAGAAGGCGTCTATCGACTTTGATGCTTTTGGAATGTCTAAGGACCAAATTGATGAAATGATTTTGATTAGAAAAAAGAATAAAGGCGGGCCAATAACTCAGCGTTCTGCAAATGCCCTAGCTAAACAATTTGATTTAGCTAAATCGTCAGGATTAAGCATTGACGACATTTTGACGGAATGGGATGTAAGAGGCTGGAAGTCTTTTAAATTTGAATGGATGAATAACGACAACCATAAACCAGCACACCGACGGCAATCGGTGGCTGAGAACTTTTCACAAAAAGATTATGGAAAAACAGGAGATTCTTTTTAATGTTAAAACTATCTGAATTATTAAGTCAAGAAACCAGCGATGTGACTGGTACGTGTGAAACGCATGGTGAATGGTCGCAAGTATTACCAAAATCCCTAGCGAAACACGCAAAATGCCAAGAATGCGCCGAGGACGAACGAAAAGAGTCCGACCGCCTTGCCGCTGAAAGTCGCGAGATGGAGTACGCTCAAAATATCAAGCGTAAAAATACCGATGCAGCTGCAATACCTCACAGGTACAAGACTAAGACGTTTGACACGTACAAGCCAACCACGCCAAACGCCACCAAAGCACTAGAGCAGGCGATGGCATACACGGCAGATTTTAAGCAAAATTTAGAAGCTGGCTCGTGTGTGATCATGTCTGGAAATGTCGGCACTGGCAAAACGCATTTAAGCTGTGCGATATGCAATCAACTTTTAGAGCGTGGTGCGAGTGTTAAGTACATTTCACTAACAAACCTGATTAGATCGTTCCGCGCAACATGGACTAACCGCGATTTAAGCGAGTCTGATGTACTTTCGGAGTACACCCGATACCATTTACTAGCTATAGATGAGATCGGCGTACAGCGAGGCACTGAGGACGAAAAACTTATTCTTTTTGATGTTATCAATGCGCGGTATGAAGAAATGATGCCGACACTGATTATCACAAACCTTTCAAAGTCAGAGCTACCAGCGGCTATGGGCGAACGAACATTAGATCGGTTGCGGGAAAATAACGGCAAATTAATTAGTTTCGATTGGGATAGTAACCGAACTTGATTTATAGGGGATAGGAAATGAAAAATACGACAATGATTTACGAGCAATCCGGCCAGATCGAAGTAGGTGAAACCGTGACCTTTTCAGGTGTATTTGAACCTGCACCGTTTTGGCGTCGGGTATTGTTTTTTATTACTAGACAGAAACGTCCATTACAAAAGTTCTCAGTTGCTACCGCTTCGGGTTCCACTGTAACAATTACCGACTTTATAGGGGATAAGTGATGTCTAGCTTATTAGTTTGCATTAAGAGCATTACAAGGGACACGGACACATATAAAACTTACGAGCTAGAGTTTGAACGCCACAGACTCTTTAGAAAGCCAAAGGTATGGAGTGGCGCCATGGTCTATTCAAAGGATAGAAAGACGTACTCTGTTTGCAGTGCATTCCCTGTAAGGCCTAGTGATGACTTTCTTGATCGGGTTGTTGATTTATATATGGGCAGTTGGGGGGGGGTAAGTGATGTCAGATATAGAGATCATAAGAGTGATTTTATTAACGGGCTTGCCGTTTGTTATCTTCTTGCTTGTGGTGGCTGTTGCCAGCATGTTTAAAAAGCCGTTTTCATATCATGGCGCGGTAACTGAAATGTATGAATCAATGGCTAAAAGGGGTAAGTGATGGGTAGATTTATAGATAAATACGGGCCTTTGGCTTCGCTTCTTAACGCGATAATGGTCATTTGTGTTGTTGCTATTCTGGCTTCTGGTGGAGGTATTGGATGCGATTACTAAACAATTTTAAATGCAATAAAACCGGCTTTGTGATTGTGGATAAATTCCATAAGCAAGACGAGTCTATAACGTGTAAATGTGGCTCGGACACTGTTCGTATGCCTAGTTGCGTCCCGTTTAGTATTAGCGGTGGCGGTGTGTATAAATCTGGATTTAGTGGTGGTGGAAAATGAAATATCTAATATGTTTCGCTGCATACATCGTGTCTACAATTTTAGGTGCTGCAATGTTTACAGCGTTAGTCAATGGGCATTGTGAAGAGTGCCGGGATTGGATTTATTTGGAGAGTGAAAAATGAGTATTGAATCAGATGGCTTGTCGCACGTAACGCTTAAGACTCACCGCGCTACGCCTGTGGATTTTAAGGATAACTGGATAATGATTGACCCTAAAATACACAAACAGCTCGACCGAATTGAAATGATGTTGCGGGAGATTACAGGCCGAAACGATGAAGATTAATATGCTTAAGAATCACGGCGGGATTTTATGTCCCGCTAGTGATATAGATGCCGACTTAATGCAGAAATTTAAATCTGAACTAATCTATGAGATAGAGATTAGGAAGAGTCGAAACCCGCATTTTCACGGCATGGTTTTTAGATTCTTTCAGTTCTGCTTTAAGTACTGGGCCGACGAAAACGGGTATATGTGCGAGAAGGGGCAGTTTGACGTATTTAGAAAGAATATGACGGTTATGGCGGGGTATTACGACACGTACCACACAATTGATGGTGGTGTGAGGATTGAAGCTAAAAGCCTGAGCTTTGCGAGCATGGATCAAAAAGAATTTGAAGAGTGTTATACGGCTTTAACTGCTTACGCTTACCGCCGATTATTTGCTAAGACTGACGACATAACAATGAACACACTATTGGAGTTTTTCCGATGACAGATAAACCGCGAATAGCACAAATCAAAGTCCCTAAACCTGGGGTTGCACTGCCAGAATTTTGGCACTCTGGCCGTCATGAATCTGACAGAGAAAAAATAACAGGTTGGATGAAATTTATCCCAGCGGATAAACAGCAAGCGGCTGCAGATGAATACCAAAGAATATTTATGACTGAGCCGAAACAACCGAGAGGTAAGGCGAATACTTACCTGCACGGTGTCGCTAAAGAATATAGAGATTTGAGGTTTAAATGAAGCCAGCTAAAAACAAGGCATGCAAAGTTTGTGGCGATACGTTCCAGCCATTCCAGACCACGCAGAAAGTTTGCGGGCCTAAATGTGCAATTGATTACGCTAAAAGCCAAGCTTTAGCAAAATGGGAAAAGTTGGAACGCGCTAAACATAAAGCCGATTTAGAACGAATTAAGACTCGTGCTCAATGGCTGCGAGAAGCCCAGCAAGCGTTTAATGCATTTGTTCGAGAGCGTGATAAGGATTTGCCGTGTATTAGTTGTCAGCGACATCATGCAGGCCAGTATCACGCGGGGCATTACAAATCTGTAGGAGGTAATCCCGAGCTAAGGTTTTGTGAAGATAATAACCACAAGCAATGTGCTCCCTGCAACAACCACCTTAGCGGAAACATCGTTAACTACCGCCCCAACCTGATAGAGAAGATAGGGCAAACCTTAGTTGATTGGCTTGAGGGTCCGCATGCACAAATCAAGCTCTCAATTGAAGATATACGGGCGATAAAGGCCACGTATAAGGCCAAATTAAAAGAGTTAAAAAATAATTCCTGATTACCTTGCAATGATTGGATATCGTGCTTATATTTAAAGTGCACCAAACGAGAGGCATTAAAATGATTGAATTAGCGGCGATTATATTCACGATAATTTTTATGATTATGGCTCACGAACAACCAATAATATAAGGCAAACAAATGAATACTAATGATTTAGATTGGCAAGATTGGACGGATAACCCTGATACCGCTGATAGCTTTGAGCTTATCGGCTTTGAACATTCGGCGTATGAAGGAGAGGGCAAGGTATTAAGAACATATGTAGACGCTCACGACGCCGTGATTGATATCGTTGAATATGAGCATGATTGTATTATTGCTATCTGTGAGGACTCGGAATATCACGTTTCTGTAGATGAAATCGAGGCGCTGGCGGTATGAATGTTTTAGTAGCCTGTGAATATTCCGGCGTTGTTCGTGATGCGTTTATACGTGCTGGGCATGATGCAATCAGCTGTGACCTAGAGCCAAGCGATAGCGACTTTGGACCTCATTACCAGGGTGATATTTTTGACATAGATTTAACTGGGTTTGATTTAATGATAGCTCACCCGCCGTGTACTTATTTGACTAATTCAGGTGTATGCCATTTACATAAAGACGCTAGCCGCTGGCCTAAGTTGTTTGATGGTGCTGCGTTTTTTAAAAAAATAATGGAGCTACCGATACCGCGAAAGGCGATAGAAAACCCAATTATGCACAAGTACGGTAAAACATTAATTGGTGGCGTTAAGCAAAGCCAGGTGATTCAGCCTTGGTGGTTTGGTCATCTAGAGCAAAAAGCAACTTGCCTTTGGCTTAAAGGCTTGCCGCTTTTAGAGAAAACGCACGACGTTAAAGCTGAAATGATGGCACTACCAAAGCGCGAGCGTGAGCGGTTACATTATTTACCACCCAGCCCGGATAGATGGAAGTTGAGAAGCACGACATATAAAGGGATTGCTGAGGCAATGGCCAGTCAATGGAGTATAGCGGTATGACTTTAAAATATTACATCAAAGATGCAGGCATTAACCTGAAAGTGAAGGAGGTTGCTGCACATCTAAAGATGTCTCGTATAACGCTCCGGGATTGGTATTTGAGCGAGAAAATGCGGCCTAGGCTTGACCAGATAATAATGCATTTAGCGTACTACCTAGCCCATAACGGTACTAGAGAGGATTTTAAGTTTTATTTAAAAAACAAAGGTAACGACAATGATTGATTTGGGTAAGTGTCCGATGTGTGACGCTAAAGGCAGATATAAAGAACAGCGTTCTGGTGGTAATACGGTTTGTTATAGGGGTCATACGTACCCGACATGTGACGCTGTACCAACTGTACACGAATTTAAACTTACATTTAACGGATTGGAGATAAAGCAATGAGCGGAATTAATAAGGTTATTTTGATTGGTAATTTAGGCAAAGATCCAGAAAGTAAAACTACTACAAGTGGTGCGCTAATTACCAATATTGCAATTGCAACTTCTGAAAGCTGGAAGGATAAAAGCACGGGCGAGAAGGTCGAGAAAACCGAATGGCATCGCGTAACGTTTTTTAACAAGCAGGCTGAGATAGTAGGGCAGCACTTCAAGAAAGGTTCAAAGATATATGTTGAGGGTAGTTTAACTACTCGCAAGTGGCAGGATGAAGATGGCAGTGACCGTTATAGCACTGAAATCAAAGGTCGTGAGTTTCAGTTTTTAGACTCTAAAAATACCAATACCGTCAGCTCTGAACCTGCTTTTGAGCGCGTCCCGCCTCAACAACCAATGAATAACGGGGCCAGCGGGTTTGGTGGTGGTCGTGCGCCTCAAATGCAGCACCCAGCGGTAGCAATGCAGAGCGTACAGCATCAGCCCGTTGCGGCTGACGACTTCGATGATGACATACCGTTTTAGCGGTCTTTTAATGCGCTTGATAAGGAGTGTGCTATGTCTAAGAGTTACCAGTTTGACGTGTTAAATGGCCGACGATGGGAGAGGTCTTTATTTAAAGATATACCTGGGTCTGATGGGTTATACAAAATCAATAGGGGTGGGGTTGTTCTTAGCTTTAAATATTCAACCCCTAGACTATTGAAGAAAAAGGAGATATCTAGCGGTGCAACTTGTGACGCGTACCGATTATGGCTAGACGGTGGACCTGTATATGCAAGGCGCGTTGATTTGGTATGGATGGCTTTTGGTGGGGTAAAGCCAAAGACGAAGAGAAAGCCAGCTGTAAAGCCAAAGGTAAAACAGAGGATGGCTAACAAACCCAAGCTCTGGAGCGACATATACTCTAAGTTCCTACAGTCTAGTAAGGGGGTTACATGCTAAATATTCCCAACTCACCCGTCGCTGCGTCGTCTCTACAGACTTTAGCGCAGTTTGAGTTGTTAAACGCTCCGTCTCTTGTTACGAAAGCTATCAGAGCGGTTAAGTTTAACGATATGAGCATAACTAAGGCTGCGCTAGCTTAGGGCGTCAAGAAGGACGATATTATATTTTTCTTGGGACTTAACGATAGGTTGCACGCTCACAATATATCTTATGCGGGGCTGTCATGAAATTTTGCAGGCTGTTCGAGATTGGACCTTATCAGGTTTTGATATTTATCAATGATGACCAGATAACGCTAACTTGTGATGTAGGCTCTGGTCCCGTTGAAATAGTCGAGGACTGCCAGTCTAAATCTTGGGCCCGTAAAGTTTTTGAGGAGTTTGACGAGAAAGAAGCAAATGAATTTGTATGCTGCCAACTTTCTTGCAGCGATAAACTACACTAATAATTTAACTACTCAATAGGTGAAATAATGAGCTTAATCGGTATTGGCGAAACAGCCATATACAACAATAAGTTATCTGTAACTGTTATAGATTACATTAGAAACAGATCTAATATAGTTACAGCGTATGAAGTACGAATGCCTTTAGGCGGGCCTGCTATAGCGGACGTTAGCAGAATCACGAGGTCCATAAAATGACCATTAAATGTTTGAGAATTGGACGCGCCTTGCTTGAGTTTGACATCGAGCGCGGGCGATTACAGATAAATAATGTGGGCTATAAAAACGATGTGATATATATTAAGGATGACCCTGTAGTGTCCTTTACTACTGGAACAAGCATTGATGACCCAACACACTACACTTTTAGCGTGAAAGGTCATCCTAATGTACACGTTTCGGATACTTGCGAGGTTAATGATAATGCCGACAAAATCCTAACTAAGATTAATAAGAACTTTGCGGCGATGTTTGCAGCGACTTGTTAGTCGATGTAGTAACTAAAGGTCGTGTTAGATACGGCCTTAGTTCCTGATGCCGTCCATAACCCGCCACCTGCATCACTACTTAGGGTTATTGTTCCATTTGTACCCATTTCAAAAGCTACTGGGGTGCTAAGTCCAGAGCCATTATCGACACCCCGACCAAACCCAACTTGAGCGGCTGATGGCCTAATATCTACAGGTGCGCCCGTGATTGTAAAGCCTGTCGAATCGCTGGTCCCTGTAAATACATTGGACGCTATATTTATAGTAACTTCGTTGCCTACTCTCCGGTATGTGACTATTCCCGATGGGTCCGACACAAACCCAGTTGAACCCCCCGTGTATGAGCCGTGTTTTTCATAAGGCGATATTTTCAAATCTTCCGCGCTGACGCTTACAGGGTTAACGAATAAAAAGCATTTCCTGATAACTAAATCGACGCTTTGGTTTGGCGTTCCACTCAATCCAATGCTTAGCGCTGGCGATACTTTTGATGATGGCGCGTTGATAGCGTAGATAAGGTTTGAAATTCCTTGGTCCTTAATTATTACTTGTTGGTCTATCAGGTTCCCACTGTCTAGCTGAACACTGAAAAACTTGTCGGTATCTGTTCCACCGCTACCATCCGTTCGGTCTATTTCAACATAAAGAAATAACTGATCGCCCGCTGTAATTGTTGCGTCAACTGTCTGGTTTAGAGTGTACGAGCCAGAGACGCCGCCTGTTAGGCTCATATTACGAAGGTAAACTTTGTGGCCGTCCACATCGCTATATATTCGGCCCGAGCTAGCACCAGACCCCGATTGGCCTATAGCGACACCGAATACAGAATCATCAACATAGTCTGCCCTGAATAGGTTTCTTCTACCATAACCGCTGTTGGCAAGCACTACAGGCGTTCGAGTTGAATCAACCCAACGCATTGATATATCGCCAACCTGCGTAACGATACTAGTTTCTAGACCTGCTCTAAAGTAGCCCGATGCGCCTGCAATGGTTACATTGTGAATGCTAGGCTTGTTGTAAAATATCCGAAAGAATGCATCGTTAACCGTGCAATCAGATATGATTGTAGATTCTGTAGTCATTGGTATAGCTAAATCTAACGCTGATATCTCGCCGCTATTAGAATATATATCGCCGAATCTAAAGTCTTTTATTGTGTAGTTTGAACTTGGAGACTTTTCGTTTTGCTCCAAATCAACCGCGCCTAATGGAAATTCTTTTCCGACAGGTCCGCCGCCATTAGTGCACTTGTAGTGACCTTCGATCAATATATCTTCTATGTTGAATAATGAAGGTATAGCCGCTACACCCCATCTACGGCAGTTGTCAAACTCACAATTCGCTTCAATGTGCACTCCGCTGATGTTGTCGATTAAAACACCATCAATACCCACATCTTTAACTTTTAATCCGGAGGCTCTAAATCCAGTTAGCAATGAACCAACGGCCTCGCCTATCCTGACTCCATACGAGAATTGCCCGCTAGTTTCATAGCCGACCGTCGGGTTTTGGCCGTCAATCTCAATGTCTTTGATTGTAAATCTATTGCCAACACAATGTATCCTGGTGTTACCCGTGCCCGTATACAGTATTTTACTGTCAAAACCATCGCCCGATATGGTCCAATCATCACCAGTTATTTCTATGTTGGTGCTCATTGTTACTGAGTGATTTGCTGGTATATATGCATGACCAAACGCCGCCAGAGCTGCGTTTATTTTTGTTGCGTCATCTGCTGCACCTAGTGCACCATACTTACGTACGTCTACCTTGCCTGTATTAATTAACTTTGCTTGTAGGCCGTTATCTAAGTCGTGATATTGTCCGCCGTCATCCGTTCCAGTGCCGCCAGCCACAACAAAATACGTACTGCCGCCGCCGTCACCCGCTGCGGTATAGCCTTGCGTGCTGATAGTTGTTGAAACGGCAATATCTGTGTCGGCAACCATTAGCGCCACGGTTCCATATACTGAACCTAAAGTAAAATCACCTGTACCTACGCCGGATAGCGGTACGTTGTCGAAATGGCCCATATAAGCTGGGGTATTTAATAGCGCCTCGGCTGCGTTGGCGTAAATGGCCCATTTGTGGACTCTGTCGATATACGGGATTATTTCCACGCTTGAAACTTCCCATTTACCCGCCGCGTTAGCAGTTATAGAGGTCTGTCCACCCGTTCCCGCTGCTGCTGTGGCTATTGGCGTGCTAGTCGTGCCGCCTGGCAGGTATGCTTTGAGTACCGCGCCTGAATAAGGGTCGCCGTTAACGTCGAATATAGGGTTGGGGACATCGCCCATTGGTAGCCAAGTTGCCATTTATTTTTGTTCCTTAGTTAGTGCTTTGAGCGATTTAATTAGATTTCTCTGATTTATGCCTTTCGTCTTTTCTATGACTGACGCTGCCACGCCAACACCCGTATCAATAACGTCTATAGCCCTTACCTTTTTGGCTGTCGCGCTTATTGCTTTCTCGGTAACGCCCTGCAATGACTGACCAGCAAACGACCCGAACAACCTTTCTAGCTCCGAAGCAACCATGGCTTGCGCGTTTATATTATCCGAGAACTTCGCGCCGTGCTTTTTGCTTACCGCCTCTAAATCAGATATTGCGTCTATAAGCGTAATTCTAGACTGCTGATTACTTAGTAGTTTCCTAGCCGCCCCACCGAGGAATTTATCCGCATTCTTTGATAGTGGGTCGAACTTACTACCGACAGCCGCACTAAAATCATCTAGCGCCGATATTGATTCCGCGAATCTAGTGTTTACGTCTTTGTATGGGCCTGATATATCGCGTATAGATTCATTTATGTTATGCCTTAACTTCTTGGTAATTCTTTCGGATTTACCCGTCAGCCCTTGACCGGCTTTACCAAATGAAACCTGCTCATCAATAAATCCTTTCATTCTGTGCGCGTTGAATGCGTCCTTTCCTTCTGAAACACCCTTTAGGCGCGCTGCTATTTTTGTTATTAGCGATTCAGCCGCCGAAGATCCCTCGATTGTTGAACCTGTAAAATTAGGCACAAACTCGTCACTCATGGTCACGCCAATATTATCAAGATCGTCAATAAATGTATTTACTGATAATGTCGTGTCAACCTTTTGCCCGTGCAGCCCTCTGGCAATATTATCGAGCTCCTTACCTGCCGTTGAGTTTATACTTTTTGCTGAGTCCCATCGTGCCTGTAGTGACTTGCCTATAGCGTCTGCTGGCCTGTTTGTTTCTCTGAATAACTTGTTGCCTAAACCCTTTTCTACCGTCTTAAACATTTGACTATACACGGCCTTGTCCACGGCTGAAGAACCAACGACCGAAGCAACCACGCCTTCATCGACACCCTGCTTTATTGCGTCAGTGCCGATTTTGCGCTTTTTAATCTTATCTGTTCCAGTTATTACATAGCGCGCCGTTTCTGCATCCTGGCCCGACTCTATCGCCTCTCGTACCTTCTTTTTGCTTGGCGTTTCAAATCTAAATAGCCAGCTATCCGGTTTTTCTGCCGCCTTAGCTGCCGCCTTTCCTGCAATTACAGGCTCATCCACCATTGCCACGGTGGGCTTTATGTTTTTAGGTATGCTTGCATTGCCTGCACCCCGAATGCCAATCAATGACGCCGCCGCTATAGGTATTAGCTCCGCTGCCGTTGCTAATGCTGGCGAACCTGTCGCTTGAAACGCGCCTTTACCTACAAACTTAGATGCACCTTGCTTTCGAATGCCTTCAATAGTTTTTGAGGCCTCTCCTACTGACTTTCCCGCCACCAGATCAAATAGACCAGAAAGGCCCGCTATGGGTATATTTGCCGCTTTGGTTATTTCTTCTATCCCGCCGGCGACACTTTCAAGGCCTCGCTTCCCTTCCTTTGTTCTGGGTTTGAATGTGAGCGCTTCGCCCACGTGTTTCACTGCCTGTTCGCCTGCACCCTCTTCGGCAAATGGGTTTGCCGCTTGAGTTAGCCCAGCGAAGCCGCTTGCAACCGTTGCAGGTATCCCAGAAGCAAAGGCTAACGCAGACTCCCCGCCACCTATAAGCTCTTGTGGCACACCCTTTACAACATCAATAGCTTGATCGAAAAATCCTTGCTCTTGTGGCGCTGGTTGAACTGCCTGTTGCGCTGGCTGTTGTTGTGCCGCGAAGAACTCAGATCCAAGCGTTTGCGCCTGCTCTGGTGATGTCCCTTCTGGAACCTCAAAGCGAGCCACTCGGCCATCCTCTAATTGATATCTAGCTATAGGCATTATTCTTCAAATCCTAAAAACTTAATTCCGCTAGCCGGCTGAGCGTCTGACTGTACTGGTGCCGGTGGAGTCGCTTGCTCTGGCTCGATATCACCAAGTATAAAATCTAATGACTCTTGAATATCCTTGGCCGTTTCAAAGTCTTTAGCTTCTACCGCTCGCCTTATACCTCTTTCGGCTGACCTTTCAGCAATTTTTAATGCGTTTTTAAGTAGTCGTTTGTTTGCTACTGGTGACTTTGTAAAGCTCGCCTCTAATGCGTCTAGAGAGTCTTTTTCACCTTTAGTGAATGCCGCGCCGAAAGTGTCTTTTAATTGACTCAAAACAGCTTTACCCATCAAGTTAGAAAGTTCGCCCTCGTCGGCTGACTCTATACCGAAAAAACGCTTAGCTGCTTGCGCCACCCTATCAATGCCGCCTGTCTCTATTCCTTCGATTAACTGTATGGCTCTACGTATTGGTGCCGTGCTGTCCGCCGCTGCTAGGCCATTCGTTATAATTGTCTGGCCGCGCTCTGATATACCTTTGGCATCCGCACGCCCTTTGGCTTCATCTATCTTGCGAATCGTTTCGTCTTGTCCAGTTTCACCAAGCCTAGATATTAGCTCACCCTCTATTTGTGCCGTTGACGTTGTTGTTTTTCCTGTAGCTGGGTCAAATGAACTTGTAGCAAACGCTGGACCCTCCTTGGTTTTTACTAGCGCTGTCGCGCCTTTTTGAAATGCAACTTTCATTGCGTCAGGCTTATCAATTAAACCCTGCATTGCTGCGACACCCTGCGCCAAACCTGCATCGCTTATATTCTCGCCTGCAAATGCACTTACATCCACGCCGAGCGTTTCTAAGTGTGGCGCTATAGATTGGACTGCCGCATCCCTTTGGCTTGCGTCTATGCCTTGAAGTGCAACCATTGTATTGTGCATCCCTTTTACTCTCTTTAGGGATTGAGCTTGGTCAAACTCTGTGCCTGCCCGGCCTTCTGCCGATTCAGCAGATGACAACCCTAGTTCAGCTTTTTGCATTGCCAATTGATTCATTCTAGCGCGTGCTGGCGCTGCTGCTTTGGCTTGTGCTCGCGCGTCCTCTTGACCCTGAATAGCCAGCGCATTTAGTCGCGCTCTTTGGAATGACTCAACGGGTCTAAATTGTATTTGCTCGGTCATGTTATCGCCTAAAAGGTTGGTGTTGTGCTGTGGCTTGTGTCTGATACGCCTGGTGGCAGCCTTGAGCCTCCTGCATTGCCGCCGCCACTCCCAGCAAATGCGCCCAGTGCGTTAATGCCGGTATTGATTAATCCTGCCTGCGTATTACCTTGCTGTATAGCGCCTTGCGCTTGCGCTTGGCCTATTTGGTTTTGTAGGCTAGATACGTTTGCGCCGGTTTGTAGTGCTGCCGTTGCTTGGCCCGATGCTGCATTAGCGCCCATACCTGCTACATTGAATAACTGATTAAACCGCTGATTTTGAAGTTGTGGAACGATTGTAGAAGTTAAGTCTGTATTGAACTGCGTTAACTCCTTCATTTCTGCGCCTGCTCCGACACCTCTGGCCGATGCCTGCTCGCTTATCTGTGCAAATCCTTGGTCGCGTAGAAAGTTAACTACAGGGTTTATCTGCTCTAGCCCTGCATTAGGGTCGCCGAGTAGGTTTGTTAATTGCCCGCCAGCTTCTAGACCGATATCCGCGAAAGGTTGCGTTCGTTCTGTCGCTCTATCTTCTGCGGCTAATTGAGACTCTATTCCTGCTTTGGCCGCCCTTTCTTGCGCTCTTACTGAACGCTTCGATGCCTTATCTTGTTGATTGGCGGTTATTGCGCCACCAACAACTATTGCCGTTGCTATTCCTGACATTTAAGCCACCTCGCCTATTTGCGTATTCAATGAATCTCTGTAATCAACTGTTATTTCTTGCGTGCCGATATCTTTAAGTGCTACCAAGTTAATATTATTTCCATCTCTTTTCATTATAGCGTTAGGTGCAAATGAGTGGTTCACATACCTGCCCGCTATAGTGCGCTTACCATCTATTCTCGCTGGCATTATTACAGACCCAGATATAAATGATTTATCAGAATAAAGGCCTTTGCCCTCTATTATTGATTCGCCGACTGTTACACCATAATCAACATCTAGTGCAATTTGGTCGCCTGCGAACTCTGACTGTTCACGGACTAGCTTCTCGGTAAAGCCGTACTCTTTCAGTACTGCGAAATAATCCGCCATATCTGTGTCCAGCTTTGATTTTTTGTTTTTTGCCGTTAAGTATCCAATTCTAAAACTTTGATAGTCGACCATTACCGGCTGTTCTTGGTATGCCGATACAATCTCCGGTTCTTCTATGTAATCGGATAGGGTTAAAGTTGTTTCTAACTGCGCAAAGCTTGAACACGTCAATGCGTCCAAACATTCATCGTCTGACATCTCGCTAGATACGCAAAATGTAATCCATTTAGTTTCTTTGTGGGTATATCCTGCGCGTTTCTTGCCCTTGTTTCCTTTGAATATATGAAAACCTTCTAGCCTTTTAATTCCGTCGTCAGATGAAACTGTGACATCTCCGTACACCATTACGTCAAAGTGATCATCTCTGTATATTCTGCCGGTTAATGCCGTACCCGCTGGAATTATTATTTCCCTTGCGTATATTCCACCAGCGTGTCGACCCACTGTGGGTATATCAACCTGCGGCTCTTTCATCCATTCACGTTCAAGCGCTTCTATTTTGCACTGCACGTCTTTGGCTGATATATCACCTGATACACTTAATATAAGGCTATTTATATCCATCATGTTTCTGTAGTTCCAGATATATCAACGTTAATAACCGACGCTGTACCAGCTAAACCGGATATCTTCATACTATTGCCTAATGTGTGACCTGTTAGTTTTTGGACTCTAACCGTTCTACCGGCTGGAATAGTTTCTTTCCATGTCCAATTACCACCGCTGCCTGTAGTGCCTGTAGTGGCCGTTAGAATGCGCCACAATGTTACTTCTACGTTTGAGGTCGAGGTGTTTGTAAGTGTGATATTGCCTATAAACTTCTTTTCTGTCGAGTTTGCAGAAACAAGCGTAACTTCTGCTGCTGTTAGCTGTGTTTCCGATGCAAAATCATTTAGTGTGATTGCCATTATTTAAGCCTTTTGAATCCATACGCTATGCAGTTGAATGTGTCGGCGTCTGTGCTTGTGTCGTCTCTGACTCGCAATATTAGGCGCTGATTTGTACCGTGGTCTATTCTAATGCCGTAAGGTAAACCCAAACGTGTTAAATCCATGCTGATAAAATAACCGTAATCATTTAGCGCGTTAACGTGTCGAACTTCCCACGCTGTGGGTATTGGCGAGAAACTGAGTCTAAAAAAGTCCTGATTGGTTTTTATAGCTTCATGTATATCATGCTCACCCGTTGCCGTTTCATAGAATAATCTGCTTCCATTCGATAGTGCTGTACCGTCGGCCCACTCGTTAGGCTGTCCTGTTGCGCCGTATGCAATTATGAAATTTAGAGATGTTATATATATATCGCTGTTGTCATCTGCTTCAATAAAATAATCTATATTTGTTGTACTGCCATTTGCCGCCATCACATTATTACCGGCTTGCAGCCCGTCGTCGGTTAGATATTGACGGAACGGCAGTACCTTTTGGTCGTCCAGTGGTGGGTATGGCGATACGATAACCTTAACCTCGTTATCTACAGTAACTCCAGCCTTGGAGCCACTGCCTTCGCCATCCTCGAACACCGTTTTAATCACTATGAAGCACCTAAATCTTCAAACCAAATAAATATATCATGCGAGCAAATACCTGTTGTGCCTGTGTCGTACTCTATCGCTATAGCATCACCTGGGCCTAGTATTAACGCCCCGCCAAAATTCATGCCAGAATCGCTCAGAGCTTGCGACCTGTGCGACCCAACTTGCGCTATCTGTGTTAGCCCTGTTATAGTCGTATCGCCGTGCATTGCTGACGCTTCTGCTGTAATACCTTTTGACAGGTTTAATTCGGTGGCCGTAATTGTTGTGCCGCTTGCCGCTGTTCCTGATACGTTCCAAATTTTCCATTTAACATTCTCTACCGCATGAAATTCAATGTCAGCTATAAACATATTCCGAGTTGTGGAGGTGTTTTTCAGGTATGCCGAATATTCGCCCGCCGCAACTGTCATAGGGTCGTAAACCACATTATATGCTAGTCCATCGTCCCTAGACGCATAAAATTGACGTGTAGCCGTCTTTGCTGATACGTTGCCGCGCTGCGTCGATGATACTGACATTTTTTTGCCTGAACCCTTACCGTCTTCAATTATACTCATTCGTCTACATCCTCATTGGTTATCTTTTCGCCTGTTATCTCTTCATGATGCAGACATAATATTGAAAGTTTTTCTAGAATACGTTCTAAAAGCTCTTTAACTGTTAGCTCGTGTTCTACGTTATCCGGCTCAAAGCTCATCGCGCAAACCACTCATCTGAATCTATGAAATAATGAAAGTTTATAGCGGTCCCTTTGGTTCTGATATTACCTAGACTGGACCCGTTTATATTCTTCCCGTTGCCGTTTAGTTTTATTGACGTTCCGTCGCCATTTCTAACAATTACCACTTCGTTTTCTTCTGGGTATTCGTTAAATGTTATCTGTGCACCGCTCTTAGCGTTTACAAACTCATATCCTACACAAGTATAGTCTATCGACGTTGTGATTGCTCTAAAGGCTTTAGGTTCGACATATTCAGGGTAACTAAAACGCTGCTCTTGTTCGTTCTCTTGGCTGTATATGTTAAATAGCTTTGATTCATCGGTATTTGTACCAATATTTACAGTATTGTTTTCTATTTTATCAACGCCACCGCCGGTCCTTAGAAAGATATCGTGTAGAAATCTATTCAAATACTCTAACTGTGGGCGTAGCTCTGGGTCGCTTAACCACTTCCTAGGCCATGTAACAACAAACGGGTCGACGTTAGCCAATTTCAAGCTCCACATCTGCATTAGCAGATATAAGCACCCATTTAATAGGGTCGGTCATTGTGAAGCGGAACATTCTATTATAGAAATATCCCAAGCTTAACCAGTCTAGTTTGTAGGTATAGTCACCCATTTCACCCACTGACGCCCAGCGCTCACTACTCCACGTCTGCCCGTTATCATCTGAATATTGCATTATAACTGTGGCTTTCGATGTAACTAGACTTGCACCAGGCTGAATAACTAGCGTTAGCTTATCCATAAATACACGGGCGTTAGGTTTTCCGAATGTCGCGCCATTTATAGATATAGTATCGCGCCTTCTATGTATCGGGTCTCCATTGTCCGTGTATGTGTCGAAATCTAACTCGTATATGTTGCCGTTCCTGCGGTCTGCGACTAAATGCTTTCCGTATATATTTGCATAGTCGCTGATTAGATGCTGTGAGCCGTCGTAGTTATAAGCAAGTTCTGTCCATAGCCCCGCCGCTTCATTGAATAGCCACGTCTTATTCCCTTCTGGAAATGATAGGAGGTAAAAATTCATACTATCGAGCGTAAAACAAACGCCGAACGCGTCGCTTACATCACTATACCCTGCTATCTCTTGACCTATTGCTGGGTTGCTTATAGGTCGAACATCTAACCCGCCCAACTGGTATACATTACGGTCACTTCCTAGAAAGTAAGCGTAGTTGTTGTTTGTTGCTACTGAATGCGCCGCCGCCAGGCCTATTTCTTGGGTGGCGTTTAGTATTGGTAGATATGGGGAATCTGCGTCACCTGTGGCGTACAATGGCTGTATAGTTTCCGCGCCGTATGCGTATACCTGTTGCTTATAAGCATCAACCGCCACCATATCATCCGGCTTTGATTCTGCCTTGATTGCAGTTAAAGACCCTGCTGATAATGGCTCGTCTAAGTCAGCAAATACAACATTGCCAGCCGCCCCGTCATACACCATTCTACGATTGATGTATGTGACCGTGTCCGCATTTGGCAAATCCTCGTCTGTTCCAAGGGTTAATGTAGAGCCGTCATATGTATAAGGCTTACTTTCACCCGTAGCGATAACCAAGTTGCTACCATCTGAATCTATGGAACACCGCCCTGTCCCGTCAATAGTCCCTGCACTTGTTTGTGTTCCGTCCGATTCTACGCTGTAAAGCGTATTGCCTGAGATGGTATATAAAACACCATTAAGGCTTCCCATGCCTCTATTCTCACCTGCACCAGTAGACCATGGTTTAAGACCTGGAAATGGCATTAGTGAAAGAGGTTCACCGCCCTGCTGATTAACTTCAATATAGAAGTTTCTGGTTACTTGGGATGATACAGGTAGCGACCTATTGGTATAGGTTGGACCTACTAATGGTAGCGGTATAGTTGCCACTAATCGCCCCTAGTAATATCAAAGTTGGCTGCACGTACAAGACCTAAATCAAGATCCATTGTAGGTAATACAGTGTACTTTGCTTGTAGCTCTGTAAATGCCGACGCCGCCGCTTCTGGTAGCCCTGCCATAATTGGCCGTCTATGCCTTGCCATTAGGCGCATAGCTAAACTAAGCTCGA